CTTACGATCTTTAGCTCAGTTCTTGCATCTTCTGGGCTGTGGGCCTATTTGCAAAAGAAAAGCGAGCAAAAAGATGTAAAAACAGAGATGCTTATTGGATTGGCACATGACAGGATCATGTATCTTGGAATGTCGTATATTGACCGTGGGTGTGTAACCCAGGATGAATATGAGAATCTGAGAGTGTATCTCTATGAACCCTACGAACGTATGGGCGGGAATGGTTCAGCAAAGCGAATTATGCAGGAGGTGGACAAACTCCCGATTCATAAATTTATAGAGAAGAAGGAAGAGCACAATGAGCATGAGTAACAAGACATACGACATCCTTAAGTGGATTGCTATGTATCTGCTTCCGGCTGCTGGTACATTATATTTTGCACTGGCTGGAATCTGGGGTCTCCCGTATGGAGAGCAGGTAGTCGGAACCATCACTGCGGTTGATACTTTCCTTGGTGTTATCCTTGGAATCAGTACATCCCAGTACAACAAGACTGCTGATAAAGAAAAATAACGAAAGCGTCATGGAGGACTAAACATTATGGCAAATCTGAATGTAAACAAAGTCATTTACGGGGGGGATGTCCTTATCGATCTTACTGGCGATTCCGTCAGTGCAGATAAGATCCTCAAAGATATTACTGCTCATGATAAGAGCGGTGCAAAGATCACAGGTACATGTACATTCGACAGCGATACTTCCGAGGATACTGCGGCTGTCGCAGAGATTCTCGTAGGAAAGACTGCGCACGCCCGTGGAAGTAAGCTTACAGGTACTATGAAGAACAACGGCGCTGTCAAGGGTACCATCTCAACGGTTGCTGGAGAATATACAGTACCGCAAGGCTATCATGACGGTTCTGGTAAGGTGTCTATTGATGCCACTGAACAGGCAAAGCTTATTGCTACTAACATTCGTGAGGGTGTGACGATTCTTGGCGTTGAAGGTGCTATGTCTGGTTCTGAGGATATGAAGCCACAGAGCAAGGAGGTAACACCGTCCAAAGAAGCTCAGACGATTATGCCGGATGAAGAGTACAACTGCTTATCTCAGGTTACAGTTAAGGCAATCCCGTATGTAGAAACCGACAACTCTGCCGGAGGGAAGACTGTTACGATCGGATAAGGAGGTTTTGTCAAATGGCTGCGAATAAAGTCGTATTCGGCAATAAAGTTTTGATCGACCTTACCGGCGATACTGTTACGGAAGAAGCTTTGTTGAAGGGCTATACAGCACACAAAGCAGATGGTACAATTATTACCGGAACGGCTTTCGCAGGATATCCTAACGAGTTCGTGTTCTTAGATAACATCGAAGACTCAAGCGGAAACCCAATCAAAGACAGTTCCGGTAAAACAATTCAGGGACAAACCATCTATCGCAAAGCCCGCAACTCGGTTCTTTTGGATTCTACGGGCGATGTGATTGAAGACGGTTTTGAACAGTAGATAGAGGTGGTTAAGTTTGTGTGGGTGTCGTTTATTTCTCGATTATTCCTACATTTGAACCCTCTAGGTACTGTAAATGCTGGATAGTTTGTTTCTATTATAGAAACTTGTTAGGTGGCTTATACCGAGAAAATCCAGTAAAATCAAGGAATTATGAAGCGGTTAAGAGTAGTAAAAAGTGGGAAAATGTAGGTAATTCATACATTATTCCTACACTACTCCTATACCGCTATTCCTATATTTGAGCGTCAAATACAAGTCATTTTATTTTTTCTATTTCAGTTCTGAGCCATTCAAATTCTCTGGCTGTATACACCTTTTCGGTGATATCTGAAATCTTATGTCCGACCATATATTTGATAGCGTATTCATCGACTTTAGCATCTTTGCATTTGGTTACGAAATGCTTTCTGCCGTCGTGAGGTCTATGATCCGGGTTGAGTTTAAGCTCGTCCCGAATGCGATTGAATATTTTGCTATACCGATTGTATGTCAACTTGGTATTTTTACCGCGGCGATCTTCATCTGTATAATTGAAAAGATATTTGCTCCCAAGTTGATCAGCCTCTTCGTATGATTTGGAAACCAAGTCCCTTATCCGAGGATGAATCGGTACAACTCTGTTTTCACCAGCATCGGTTTTAATTCCACCTTTAAATGTCCAGTTCGATAAATCAACATCTGCTAATTCTATCAGACCTAACTCCTGGGGTCTCCATCCAGAATAGCATTGAATAATCATGAACTCAATCCCATATTTATGTCCGAGATTCTTCCACAGAAGAGCCATCTCATCATCAGAGAATGGAATGTGTTCTTTCTTGACAGTCTGTATTTCTTTAATGGTATCGTCTGTAAGCTTGAATGTTCTCGAATAGTTCCGATCTACAAGTTCGTATTCAACAGCATAGTCGAGCATCTGATTGAAGAGCGTCTTTATCTTATTCTTCATTGATGCGCTTGGTGTCTGCTCTTGGCCTCTTACGGTAGCAACACCTTCTTCCATGCAGCCTTTTATGTGCCTTGCTCGAACATCCATGACTCGCATATCGTAAACAGCAGAGCAGTATTGCCAAGCCGATGTAGTAGCTCTGGCGCTGTCGTCACTCTTCAGAGTCTTGAAATATTCCGGTATCCATTTGTCGTACAGTTCCTTGACTGTGATAGACGGTTCCAGGTCATACGGATTCTTATTAAATTCCACAAGAGCTGTGTATGCATCATTGTATGTTGGAAAGTATGACTCCGGTTTCAACGGCTTACATATTGGTTTGCCATTCTTGTCCTTTCCAACCGTAACCATTGCACGGAAAGGGTTCCTTAAATTTCTACCTTTAATCTCACTTATTTGACCGAAACCGTTTGGAAGCCGCCTGCGCTTATTTGGTTTACGAGACGATTTGGGCTTTGCGTCTGGTTTCAGCGGGTATCCACAATGCGGACAGGTATTTGCTTTATCGCTTACCTGTAAGTCGCACTCCGGGCATTGTATCAGCATATTAAATCCCTCCTCATGATAATGAACCGAGATTTTATGTTGGATTGTTGATTTATCGTTAGTAATCATATATCATAGTGTAGGAATTGTCAACTCCTACACTAAATTTTTATATTTTAACCTAGGATAGAAAGGGTTAGGTATATGATCAGTAACAATACATCAACCTGCCAGGACTGCGGTGGAAAATTGAAATACTATGACAAAGTTAGAAGAATTGTACGGACGAAAGGTCGTGTGAGCAAATGGGTGAATGTTCCGAGGTATCAATGCTCCGAATGCGGATGTATACATCGGTATCTCCCAGATTATATTTACCCATACAAGCAATACGAATCGGAAATAATAGCCGGTGTTATAGAGGGACTGATCACTTGCGAGACTTTTGGATATGAAGATTATCCATGTGAGATGACTATGATACGTTGGAAGGCGCATAAATCGCAACTGCTTTTATGAATAGAATACATATTTACGGAGGTGCGATATGAGTGTAGAAGAAAGACATCTGCTGAATAAAATTCGATTTTTCGAGGATATGCTTTTGAGAAGTAAGGATTATCGTCAGCAGGAAAACATCGGAAAGGAATTGACTGTAATGCGTATTCGGTTACAGAAACTACGGTTTAACAAAATGAGAACAGAGGCTTAGCAAAGCCTCTTTCTTTTTGCTCATATCCACCGAGGTTGTTTTTACTAAATGCTGTTCCTAACCTAGAATAGCCGTTGAAAGGAGGTAGCAGCCAATGAATGAAAATGAATTTGCAACTGGCTCGGTTCCGGTAATGGTTGCGGCACGAATTTACGGCAAAGACGCGTCATGGGTTAGGGCCGGTATTATATCTGGATGGTTGCCAATCGGAAAAGCCACAAGGAATGGTCAGTTAGTGACAAAAATTGAGGACATGAATTCTAAGTACGGACGTATCAATTTTTATATTTCACCGAAGCGCTTGTACGAGGAGACTGGTTATGTGTGGAAAGGGGAGAAGCGCTAATGGGAACAACAATACGTCCGGAGCTATCCGAAAAGAATCCTTATTGGATAGAGAAGCACCGTTATTACGAGCTTAAACATTTCTGTCTTCAGTATCCAATCTGGAGAAAAGCTTATTCGGTTCTTGATGGGTACTCTAATCCGCCGAAAGATTTGGCATCGTTCGTAGTAACCAGTACGCTTGGTGATCCGACTGCAAAATGCGCCATGGCTAAGACATATTATTCTGATCGTACAGATATGGTCGAGAGAGTCGCAGAGCAGACTGATCGAGAACTGGCGGAGTATATTTTAAAAGCTGTAACAGAGGGATGGTCCTATGACATTCTCAAAGCTAGATTAGAAATTCCATGCTGCAAGGATGTTTACTACGAATTGTACAGACGATTTTTCTGGTTACTTAACAAGGAGCGGAAATGATATGAAGATTGTCGATAAAGCTGTGAAGAAGGTATACCGGTTCAACTGTCCAAATTGCCAGAGCCGACTTGAGGGCGAAAGTAAGGAATTTGAGGATATCGGTGGGAAGATTAGCAAATTCTTTTGCCCAGTATGCAAGAAGGACCGTTATATTACATGGTCTGATCTTCGGAAGAAAACGGTGTACGAAGGTGAGAACACGCAATAATTACAACTCCCTTTATGAAAAGAATATATTTTAGGAGGGAATTGATATGTGTAAGTTTATCGCAATTAAAGGCGCAGAAGGAGCTAAAACTGGATATTTCGTTCCACATTTATATCAGTTGGTTTGGAGCAAAACAACTTTGAAGTATTTCGGACTTCGATATGTTTTGGCTCGTTTGAAAGGCTGGACTATTTGGTGGACAGAGGGCGAAAGTAATTATTCCAATGCAATTAAGGTATTGAATGAACTTAAGAAAACAAGAATATTTACCTACAAAATACTTGAAAACTTTTAAAGATTGAGCCAGCAATGGCTCTTTCTTTTTATCCTAGGTTAGATACCGTACGTAGGTTACCGTGAAACATGTTATTTTGATATTTGAAAAATTGCCGGGTGGTATTTTTCAGAAAAACATTTTGGAAGGAGGAGCAGAAGTGAGCTTGATGATTGGATTACTGATCGGAATAATGGGTGGAGTGTTATTGTCTCGATTTATATTCAGGGAAAAACCGGTTGGTTCGCTTAGGGTCGATGAATCAGATCCAGATAGCGGACCTTATTTATTTCTCGAATTAGATCGGTCTGGCGCGGATGCAATTTATAAGCAGCGTTACGTACGTTTGCGAGTGGAGCTGAAAAATTATATTTCGCACAAATAACACTCTCTATTATGGAATGAACCTAATAATTATTTGAAAGGAGAACGAAATGGAAGAGAAAAACATCGAAGAATTATTAAGTGAGGAGATTGCAGCACAGATTGAGGCTTTATCTGATTTGCAGTCCGGAAGCAAAGAAAAATCAACAGCGATTGATGATCTGACAAAGCTTTACAAGCTGAGAATCGAAGAGAACAAGAGTGTGTGGGATGCTGATGAGAAGTACAATCGGCGTATGATGGACGAAGAGTCTGTTACGAAAGATGGCGACTTCAAAGAGCGGCAGATCGCAGAGCAGGTTAAGGATCGATATTTCAGAGTTGGTATTGCAGCGGCAGAATTATTGATTCCGTTGATGTGTTATGGCATCTGGATGAATAAAGGATTTAAGTTTGAAGAAACTGGAACCTTCACATCTTCAACATTCAAAGGGTTAATCAACCGTTTTAGACCTACAAAGAAGTAGAGAGGAAATTCTGAAACGTTGGGGACGTGTGTAACGCATGTCCTCTTCGTTTTTTCTCGTGAAAAATGCAAGGGCTATTATGAGAGAATAAAGCTTTATCTCTTGAACTACAGACAACAGCTTGTATACTATATGTATGGGAGCTGGACAGTACGAAAGGAGATATTTAGCTATGAGTATTTTTAACGAGGAGCAAATTAAAGCAATGTTCAGCAGAGAGTATATCTGTCATGAGTGTGGGCATTTAATGGAGTTCGAGGATGAGTGGGAAGATACGCTGGTGTGTCCCCACTGCGGCCACAGTATAGATTTAGATGATTACGGCCGCGAAGGCAATGAAGAATATGAGAACTTATACCCAACCAGAGAAGAAGTATTGGGCATTGCGAATGATGATTCCGAGGAAGATTCAGACGATTAAAAACATAAGCTAAGTGGGAGAGGGTCTTAGAGAAATCTAAGGCTCTTTTCTTTTTGCTATGAGGAGATAGAAATGCGGTACCATTATCAAAAGCCAGACATTTATTTGTCAATGTACGGCGAACTTTACATTTGTAATCATCCTGTGTATGATCGCTGCACTCTATTTACGATAGGGAATAAAGGTCTGGCAGTGATCCAGCAGCGATTTAGTGCAGATACAAAAAGTACATATTGGACAGAGGTCGATTCATGGCTGACAGACTCTTTATATTTACATCCAAAATTCAAGGAATATTTCGACAGCCGATCCGGAGAGTGTACGGAAGGATTATATCCAACGGTCACTATAAGACAAATAATGTGGGCGTTAAAAATGAAACCAATACAGCGTCAGCGATGGGAAACGTGTTTCGATAGACGTGAGATTTGAGCGCATTTTTTACAAAGACTTTTATGGAAAAGGAACTAAATAATTTCACATAAAGGAGAAAGAAAAATGATTGAAACTTATGTATCTATCGGAAAAGAACTGATTATGCGATTGGTGTTCTTAAGTATTTCGCTACGGCTAGTTCGATTTTACTGATTAGTATTATCGGAGCTTTGACGGCGTGGATATTTTGGAGTGCTGTTGGTATGATTGTTGCCATCGTAGGTATAGTAATAGCAACCATTGTATTGACCTTGGGAATTTATGAGTTACATACCCAAAAGAGACGGAGACGCTAACAACGTCTCTTCTTTTTCGCCAAAATAACAGTTCCTTTTATGAAAAACTGAAGCTTTGAAAGGAGTAAAAGGAGCATGGATGAAATGAGAATAGTATCGAAATTCACGAGAGGAATCATTTCCAAAGCAATAAAGATGGTAATACGTAAGAAAACGGGATACAACATTGATATTCGGTTGAACGAGGCTATTACTACTATAAACGATGGAAAGACTCATCTTCACCTGGATGTAGATGCAGAACTCGATAAAGACGAGCTGATGAGTATCTTGAAGAGCATTGGTTTAAATTAACCGAGAGGGGCGCATACAACGCCTCTTTCCTTTTACTTCGCAAAATTTACAAGGCATATTATGAGAGACAGTAGCTCAGTTGGTAGAGCGCGAGACGATTAAAGTCCCGAAGTCGATGGTTCGAGTCCATCCTGTTTCTCTTTTATTTTTTGCAGAAAGGAGAGAACGGATGTCTATCGAACAACTTGACTTATTGTTATGCGATACGTATCAGATGGATGCGTGGTTTCCATTCGGTTGGAAATGGAAGAAAGAGCTTGAAAAATCGAGCTATTCGGTATGGGCTATTGATGAGTTGAAAAGATACATCGTCGGTAGACTTTATCCAAAGAAATCTGGATCGGTTGAAGATTTCATCACATTTGTTGGTGACTTCCGGCGAATAATGAATCAGTTTTCAAAAATCAATCCGGATAACAATTTTATGTTTTCAGTAGCAGCGGACATATCCACAGATGTCCTAGATTTATTACATGCTATGAAATAAAAACGAAAGGAGAACATGATGAAGAAACCAAATCTTCAAAGACTCGCTCAGAGGTCGAAAATCTATCTGAGAAAAGCATCACCGACAATATTGTCTGGTCTTGGTGCGGCTGGGGTTATCGTAACGTCG